TCCTCCCCCACCGGCAGGGAGCTGCCTTGGCGCATTATCTGCACCTCCTCCTGGTGGCCCCTGCAATGCAGGATCACCAGTTCCTGGCTGCTGCGCTTGATTCATCGCAACAATACTAGGAATTTTATCTGCAAACGCCTCGTCAAGCTCAAGCTTGTCATCAAGTCGTTTAAGCAATTCTTTCGACAACCATTTTGGATCAATGCCAGGGATCTGCAATAGGAACGGCATAATTCGCTCAATATTTGCAAGCTCCGCAGCACGGTTAGGCTTACCCGTCGAACCAGCTTCGATCTCTAGGTAAATCTCTTCCATAATCTGATCGCGCGTCATCTCAGGCCAAACGGCGCCAGGCCCAACAATCTTCTTAACCTCTTCGATGGATAAATTAGCCAGCACAACCTGTCCGGCGGCGCGCGTCATCTCGGACATAAACGTGTCCAGCTCGTCTACGTTCGCCCCCATAGTAGACATACGCGCGCTTTCGGCAATCGATGTCTCTGTGGCTGTAGCTCTCGACAAGCCCCCAAACTGGCTTTCCTGTGCGCCAACCACCAACTGTATATCGTCAAAAATAGTACGGACTTCATACAAATTTGGATCAATACCTATCTGACCTATCGGCTGGATAACGTCAGACACCTTTTGTCCAGCAGCCAAGGCTTGTAATTCAATCACCGCGTTAGCTGGGTGCGTGGAAAGCTTTTCCTTATCCGCATCCTCCAGAACACCGGCTGGTGCTGCATATTTAGGACGGTTTGCCCTGCGATGCTCCCGCAGACCTTGACGCGCACGGTTGTATTCGTGCTGCATTGGCATCAATAAGCTTACATCTGAAGGTGGGTACAAATGAGCCTGATGCTCAATCTCATTAAAAACAAGTGAGAATATAGGCCAGAACGTTTCAACTTTGACATCTGGACCCATCGGCTCACGCAAAAAGTCATCGTGACCATCGGCAATGCAATACTGAACCCCAGTTTTGCGATCATAAACTTCATAAATTTGAACTAAGCCATCTGGCGCGCCTTCACCATTAGCGTCCTCGTTGGAATGGCCTTGAGCGTATTGGTCATAAGGGCCAGTAGAACGCCCCTTCATATCGTAGCTTCGATACTGCTTTTTTAGGTCTACGTCGTATATTTCCTTCACTTCGTCTGGCGTCAAATACAATTCATGCGCAATCCATTGAGCTCCTACAAATCCACGCAGCTGACGGCAGCGCGGATCGACAATAATTGAATTAGCCTCTGGGAAGTCAAAAACCAGACCCTCACGAATAGTAACCATAGGTTCCTCAAGAAGAGTTTGCATCGAAAGCATAAGCTCTTCCATTTGAGGGTCGTCCTTTTGAACCTCACCCTTCGAAGCTTCCTCTGTAACGCGCCGTAAGAAATCAACCTGGGCTTGAACGTCGGCAATCTTAGCAGCAACATCTGGTGATCGATCTACGTCACGCTGGAAACCAACCTTGACGAAACCAACTCCAGTAGTAACTACACGCCGAACCAACCCCTTCATTTGAGATTTAAATGCTGGCTGCTGCTCTTTCATGTAATAATCAAAGAGGTTTTCTAACGTCTTAGCTACGTTATCCAGCATCTGGTTTTGGTTTTTGCCGTTCATGTAGTCTTGAATAATCATCGACGCCGCCGCAGGGACGGGAATACCGTTCTGGGCCGAAGTCTCAGACGCCATAAACGCTTGCGCTAATGTATCAGCCTCGCCATCCCAAAACTCGTAGGACATACGTTTTCTTCGCTTGGCAACTGCTTTGGGGTTTTTGGCGTACAAAGAAGCTGTGCGCTGCTGAACGTGACGCTGCAAGATATTCGCAACATAGTTATCACTAGACCAGTCCTTTTTGTCGTACCCATTCAGAACGGCATCCATGTCGGATCGCATCTGCTTGAATGACTTTTCGTGAAACTTTTTAGCGTGCTTGATTTTAGACAACCACTGGCTGACCAACGCGCTACGTCGCTGTGTCGGTTTTGGTGTCTCTTCGTCTGCCGTATCTATCATCATTTCTTCGTGCATATTACCAACCACCAGTCTTATTTTCCAAAAATTGTTGCTTACGGCGTTGCGTGGAATCCCACTTAACCCACGCTAACGTACCCACTTTCGGAAGGTTATCTGTTTTCACTATACCACCACCAGGGGTAGTTAGTCGAGCCAAGCCCATTCCTATCCATGCCAAAGTGTCAACAAAGTCATCATGGCGACCATTTGGAAATTTCAAGATCTCGTCTGTTGCCTTTTGCGTCCAGACAGAATGTTTGGGAAACAGAACCTTATTCATCGCCATACGGCCTAGTATAGACTGAGCGCGCTGCACTTTATTCGCAACCGGCGTTACCTCTTCAATGCGGCAATAGACCTTTTCTTCTCCCATACGCTTGCGCAGAAATGGCCCAATGGCTTTTGAAATATGGCCCTTCTCCGCCCACCAAAGCAAAGGCTTCCACCGCCTCATTAGGTCCAGCATCGCGTCAACAACCTTATCTGTCGGCTGTTTTTCCCACCAGCAATCCAATAAGTATATGTCGTCGTTTCGATCAACCCCAACAACCAACAAACACGTCGCGTCATTGCGCGTCCTGTCAACGCCAACAGCATGGTCAGATGCCGCATACACTCTCATGTCTTCCGGCAAATCCTTGCGGTTGTAATACTTAATGTTCTCACGCCGAAACAAATCACCATCTTCTGCCGTCGGCCGACCCTGATAAAGCGCGCTAAAGCCGCGTGGATCAAGCCGACGCTGCGCCTCCATAAACTCCATGTCGAAACGCTCCGGCCACAATAGTTCGCCCTTATTGCGGCCTAGCGTGTCGTCATCTTCAGCCAAAGCCGGTAAGTTAATAATCTTCCACTTTGCAGCTTCCTCTGGGCTGTAGTGCGGGTTTGTGGGGTCCGTAAGGCGACCAATCAAATCGTCCTCATGCCAGCGCGTCTGAACAATAACAATCGATGCTGATGCTGTCATAAGGCGCGTCATCAACACTTGAGTAAACCACTGCCAAAGCTGTTCTCGTAGAGTGGGGCTATTGGCCTCCATACTGTCTTTGATTGGGTCATCGAGGATAACAAAGTCACCACCACGTCCAGTGATCGAACCACCCCGTCCAACAAACACTGACATTCCGCCAGAAGTTGTCTGTATGCGAGACTTCGATGCACCACCCTTGCGTAACCCAAAGCTCGGGAAAACATGCTTGTATTGCGGTAATGTCATAATGTTTCTGACATCTGCACCAAAGTCTTTCGCAAAGTCTTCGTTGTATGTAGCAAATATCACATTGCGGTACGGATCTTTACCCTGCACCCAGGGAACGAACCGGCGGGATACCAGCTCCGACTTACCGTGCCTGGGAGGCATAGATACGATTAGACGCGGAATGTGGCCCTTCTCAACCTTCTCCAGCACTTTAGCTAACGCTCTGTGGTGCTTGGCGTCTTTAAACATGCTCTCGTCAATGTTTTCTGGGTCATCCGCATCAGGCATAGTGTACTTAACAAAATCGACAAAGCTGCTGCGGCACTCAATAGCCTTTTTCAGCCGCCTTGCCGAAGCAATCTTCTTGTCAAGCTCATCGAAACGCTTAGCTTCACTCATCTACTAAATCCAATGCCTTTTCTAACGTTTCAGTGTTGCGCCTACTCCAGCCCTTTCCGTAGATTTTGTAGTCACCTAAAGAACGGTAGAACGCTTCACGCCCATCATAATATTTGTGGAGAACGTCAATCGGGTCAAAGTTATAGACAGAGGTTACTGTTTTTGGACCTATGCGCCCATCAGCTTTTGCCGATACCGCTCTTTGCAAAACCTTAGCAGCGCGACTTGGACCAGCATTAACGCAAAGATCCGCACAGCTCACATCTACACCAGAAGGAAGATCATCACCTTGGATAGCATCCCAGTAGTTCTTTTTGTAAAGAGGCTTAACATCATCAATGGTCAATTTACGCATCACATCTTTCGGAGCTGGCTTTTTTGTGTACTTCGCCCAGTTCCAAGACGTAACGCCAAGCATGGTGCTGCCTTCGTTATCGTAGCCATCGCCTTGTGAATTACCTTTATCTCGCTGATCGTCAGTAAATCCACCTTCGTGCTTTATCAGCATTTCAAAAAACGGTTCCCAGTTCTTTTTCATTTTTTACCTCCAAAGAATTTAGTTGCAGATCTTACGGCAAACGAACTCGCAACGATTACACCTAGCGTATAGCTGTACCAGTCCGGCATTGTGTCCAGTGCGGAAAAACCGTCCGTAACCGCTTGTTTAGCCCACTCAAATGGGAGAAAGCTGAGTATCAATGGAATGCTAAAAAGTAAAACAAGATATTCATCCTTCCAAGAATTTTGAGTACCCTGGGCCATAATCTTTTCCCAGTCAGCTTCAGACGTAGCCGCTGATTTCATTATTGTGGCCTTGGCTTCCGCTTCAACTAGCTTGAGATTAGCAGACGCAGCCTGGGCGCTTGCCTTACCTTTAAGCCAGCCGCCAGCTAACTCAGCTACTGGTCCGATCAGTGCTTGTAACATTCTTTTTCTCCATAGCGTTGAAACCAAAGTAACCAACCACGACACCACTTGCCGCAACGACATACACAGAGGCTATGTCAGCTATCAAACCAGCAGCAGTGTCTAAGCCTAGTGCAGAAGACCCCACAATGGCGAAGGGGTACATTAGCATACCAGAGGCGCAAGCTACCGTTAGCCTACGCTGTATGTCTCGCTTACTGTCTTCGTCGATTATCTCTCTGTATCTATCTTCAAGCGCAAGCTTCTGCCATTCTTGCTTATCTATTTGACCGTCTTTGTTTAAGTCGGCTAATTCAAACTCAGTCATTCTTGTTCCTCCCGTGCTTCGAAGCAATTCACCGATGTCGTGCTTTTAGTTACTAGGACTATTGCGTCTTTTTTTGCACGCTCACATAGAATTTGAGTTTTAAACTGGCCCAGTTGATAATGGGTCAGGTCGTTGTTGATGAAATGAAAAAAGATGAGAAACCACATCACCTGATCTCCTTGGCGAGTATAGCCGCGCCCCAGAATAATCCGCCCGTTCCAAGCGCACACAGCAAAACAGCGCAAACAACAATTACGAAGTAGAATATCTTGTCACGCTTCGCAGCTTGCTCTTCAAGCGCATCTTTGTGTCTTTTTCGCGCCTTGGCCGTTTCGTGAACCACCGATTCCCAGAGGCCAGGACTTCCATACAATCTGCAATCAGAGCGGAGCTGATCCATAGCTTCCTTGTGCGCTAGTTTTGCGGATGCTATAGCGTAGCCTTCATTCTGGCTTGCGGAGAGACGGCCCAATGGCCCCTTGTGTTTGCCGCTTTCGGCAATGCCAATTTGGGCTTCCAGATCAGCCAACTTGCCGAATTGTGGCATGACGCTGTTTACGTCCTTGCCAGCTTGTATGGCACTAGATATGCCACCAGCAATCGTGCTTACTGCACTTGCTAACGCCAGTACCTCTATCATCTTTACATCTTCATCAAAACGGCAACTAAGAGAGCAATTATGAAACCAGTTGCGCCAATCATGATCGCCTCAAGGCGCTTAACCCTACCAAACAAATCTTTGAATTGTATTTTCATCATCGTTTGCATGGCGATAACCTCTTTCTCAAGACCATCGATCCGCTCATGAGCAGATGACACCGTTCGCTTGTCCATAATTAAACAATCCTTACCTTCAAGTTCTGTGCAGCATTAGATGTGACCCGAACCGTAGTGCTATCAGGGAAGTCATAGTCATAATCCGTCCCTAGCACCGCACCCTTAATTATCGCAGCCGCATCATAGTTAATGCTTACACCGTCTGACGTAGGCGTTGAACCTAACGCAGTGTCCAGTTTCAGAGCTATAGCCAAGTCCAACGTATTGCCTAGCGTGAAGTGTGAGCCATCGGCTACTGCGTCTAGCTGCGTCTTGTCCATGCGGTTCACAGATGTAGCACCTAGTGCTTGTTGCAGTGCGTAGAACTCATCGTTAGTTGTGGAGTTAGCCCATGTGGTTGAGCCGTATGTGGCGTCTGAATTATACTGCCATGTACCACTGTTATCCCGCACAATAGGACGTACTCCATCACTTGCCTTTGCGACTGACCATGTAGTGCGGTCATCTGTAGAGACTGCATAGTGTACTGTGCCACCACCCAAAGTTTGATCTGCTGTCATACTGTTGATGTCTACCCAAGTCGCACTGTCTATTTGACCACCTGAGTTAGTGACACCTATCTGATACCCATCTGGAACATATCCCGTTACAGCCGAACTTGTCTTTGCTGGCCCCCAAGGAAATTTAACTAACTTTGTATCGTTATAGCCCATTGTATAGTAGTTATCGCCGACAAAACTGCTGGCGATTTGCTCAGTACTACCGCTTGGAGAATAACTACTGTGGTAAAAAAGAACCTCATTGGCGGAGTTTATGCTTGTAATATCCCATGCAGTTGGAACAGGGTAGTAGACCACATTGTTTGAACCATAGGCCCCATTTATTAACCATTTACCGTCTTCCGAAACACCAAAGGAAGAATAACTATAATGCGGGACACGTTTATATCCTTGATAAGTTCTACTAGATAAATCATACGCTGTTGATAGTGTCCAATAATACACAACCCCAGAACTAGATCCTACGGAAAATGATTGTCCCGCTTTTTGGGACGCACCTTCGGTGCTATTACCAGATTTATAAGCATCCGGGCAATAATAAAAGCTCTTGCCATCATTAGAAAATTGTATTGATCCACCTGAAGAGATGGCGCTGGTAGTCTCACTTACATTTAAATCATACGTTGCTAGTAAAGTAACTGTACCTGTATCTGGCCTCCACGGAACAGAAAGACTAAATAATTTAACCGCCTCTGTAGATGAAAAGTAATTTTGCACAAACATCCGTGTGCCTGTTTCGTTAAATTCTATGTCAAAATTACTAGCTGTAGAGCCTGAAAGAGTATACGAGCCTTGGTAGCTTGCGCTGCTAGGCAGAAAAGCAGTGGACAAAGAATAAACTTTTATAGTTCCATTCTGGTTACCTATATTAGCGTGTGAGCCATTCCTAGCCATATGAAGACCAACAACTGTATTTGCTTGAGAAGCAGAAGCGTAAACATCTGAATAGCTTGCTAATCTAAAGGTAGATGAATAAGTCGCAGCGACCTCTGCTATATGGTTTAATTTGATCCCATCAGCATCACCCGCAGACTTTAGCCCACGCATAGACCAAGAGCCTGACGCAATGGTGCTGCCATCAGTAAAGGCTGAACCACCTGTAGTGCTATACGCACCAGCCGTGCTTGTTAGGGTTACGTCACCGCCGTTGCCGACTATGCGCTTGCCTACGTCTGTGGAAGCGAATGAGCCTGTGCCAAGGGCTAGGGTTGCTCCTGTTGTCAGCGTAGTAGCATACGCGGTGTTATGCAGTTCATAGTTAGACGATGTAGCGTTCACATCCCAAGCACCCTTAGATGAAACACCTACCTGTGGCACTTCCTTGATGACAGAAACCACAGGCGCTGGGCTTATAGCTGTACCAAGGGTAATGCTTGCAGTCTCACCATTAGTGAAAGACTTCGTAAGGCTACCAGAGGTAACGCTGATATTATTTAACTGTGTCTGTAACGCAGAGGTGACGCCATCAAGGTAGCCAATCTCTGTGTCTGACACACCTGTTACAATTGCTTGTTTAGCTGCAAGTGAGGAGGTCAGACCTGAAACTTCATCTATGGCTAAAGCTCCATCAGCCAGAGGATTACCCGCTGCGATTAAGTTCGCTAAGTCTCGTGCTTTTGTCATTAGGTTATCCTCTATAATTCCAAGCGTCGATGTTCACGTCACCGTCAGTTGAGTCGTACCAAGTAGAAATAACAAATTTGCCAACAATCGCTGTTGAAATTGCCCCGTCACAGCCGCTAGAACTACCATCACCAACAGGTCTTATAGTACCAAAAGGGGCGTGGTGGTTGTGGTTTGCAGGATCAAATGTAACGTAATGAGAAGTGTTCTGGGCTATGAAGTGTAGGTATGTACCATTACTCTGACGGCAGAACGTACTATCAAGACCTAAACTGCGATTGAGGTTGGTGAGGTGACCGTTATCCAGTTTTGGTCCATAGGGAACCTGATTTGCATAAGAAACAATATTTACTTGTTGACCAAACGAAACTAGTGAAAATTCTTGTTGATACCCTGAACCATCAATGAGGACGGCATAAGCCCCACCTTTTGTTGGTATTATATAAGGCGGATTGTTTGCGTTAGGTCCATAATACCCAAGAACCTCCACATTATTATTTATATGGCTGAGAACAGATAATGCAGAGTTGTTAGCTGTGTTTATAGATATTTTTTCAACCCGTGCTGTTCTGGTGTTCTGTGTTTGTCTGCCGCACCCAATAATTCCATCACCCGTCCCAATATAACGCCCATGCTCAGAGTGAAAACTGCTGTTGAAAGCAGTATTTATGGTTGTGCCATCGGGCCGTACAGCCCCACATTGCAGTGCTTGATTATTGCTAGTAGTTCGCCCTATGCAGCCTAATAATATGCCATCACTTGTGCAAGTAACCGTTGTAGTGGGACGATAGTTTGCCGTTGAAACATACGACACGCCAGTAGTTGAAAGAGTACTACCATTGTAATATATCTGACGTAGTCTTTGAGGGCCACCTTCGTCAGTCTTTATCATTAGGCGGTCAACGCCGTTAGCCGCAGCAGCCCTTACTTGTTGAACGCTACTATTAATTTGAATTGCAGCCGCTTCTTGTGTCGCTGCGCCGCTGTCATCTATTGACCAGTAAGAAACATAAACTGTACTTGTAGCATTTCCTTCTAACAGAAAGAACGTGTTTGATTTGCAGGGTATAACCCTCGCTGCAAGGCCTCGCCCGCCGCCGCCCGCCGCAAATTGTGTGTTAGCAGCGAAATCAATAGTATTGGCGAAGCCTTGATTGGGAGCATCTAGCACCGTACCGCCGCTACCGCCGCCAAAGAATGAAGTTGTAGTACCCATTTTATATCACCTTTATTATCATGAGAACGCCCAGCCAATTGTGGCATCGACGTATCTCAGGGACAGTACGAGATAGGCTGAATCTATTGTTA